CGAAGGACTGGGTTTACTCGTTCAGTCACAAGACCAGTGCGAGGGTCTACGACGCGTTGAGTCGGCTCTTTCATCAAGCCTTCGGCGTCTTCGGCCATCAGCCCCATATCGATCAATTCTTTTTCAACTGTATCGATGTCTTTCTTGCTGTCGGGATTGACGGCGAGCCAGAACTTTGGGTTGGGGTTCTTGAGTGCCAAGCCATAAAGAGCGGTGGCCACGCGGTTTTTCTCCGCACGAACAATAGTGCGCTCGCGCTGCATGGCGATGTTGGCCAAGATGTCAACAACCTTGCGAGTCGAGCCCGTGGCGCGCTTAGAGGACGCACCGCGCACACTGTAACCTTGCCCAACAGACTGACCTTGCTGGGAGCTGTAGTCCACGTCTTCACGGTTCAAGGGTACGTAATCGCCGTAGGTTTTTTCCCACGTATCAATGGTGTCTTGGCTTTCCAGCCCGCTGTCCACCAGCATTTGACGCGTGTTGCTGGTGATGATCTTCACCATGCGATCAGCTTTGTCGAGCTTGGCTTTTTGATCGGCAGAAAGGCCGGCCAAATAGGCGCGAGCATCGGCCGTCTTGATACCAGAGCCCTCATCAGGAAGAGTTGGGTTGACCTTGGCCACCTGAATGTTTCGCTCTTCAGCGTGCTTATTGTGCAGGTACTCTTCCAGCTCGGGAATGGTCACACCCAAGTGATCCATTTCCTTGAGCAGCGGCCGCAACTCGTTCACCAAAAAGTCTTTGGTCTGCTTGGCCGCCCGACCGTGGAACAGCTCTTCCATCAGGTACGGATTCCAATTGTCGTCAATGGCACCAACCGATTTAGTGATCTCGTCAATCACGCGCTTGGTATCAATGTGCCGGTTTTGCAAGTTGTAAATAAACTTGTCGTTGCTCGTCATGTCCGGCGCTGTCCAGTTGACAAGCGGGCGCTGGTTAAAAATGGTCTGACCCGGCGAAAGGTTAACCCTTTCCGTTGTTACTGTTTCAGCTCCTCGATTTTTGAGGCCCGCAGTTCCGCTGATGCCAGCGCGTTCTGCACCAGCATTGGGTTGAACTGCTGTACCTTTTTCAGCTCTTGAGGGCTGAATTTTGATGCCAGCAGTGCCTCTCTCTGTTGTGCCTGCTGCTCTTGCTTTTTGCGATCCATTTTGAATCCTTTCAACGATAGCTTGAATTTGTGAGTATGCTTCTGGCGCGTTCTTTTGCAAGTCCACAGGCGATGTAAAGTAGGCGGCAAATGCTTCAGCAAATGACTCCATCTCGTAATCAACTTGGCCCTTGTACTGCGGCGCATAAGGATAGCGGAAGGGATGAGTAAATTTATTATCGCTGTTGGTATACCAATTTTTTAATTCTGTTTCGGCTTTTGACCAGTTTGCGCCATAAGAAATTGTGCCGCTTTTAAAATCAACAGAATGACCCAGTTCATGAACAAGTGTGTGTAATTTTCCTGCTGAAGATAGATTGTTCCATTGCGATCCAATCATGAGCCAGCCTTGCTCGGACATGACTCCGCCCGCCTTCATTCTGGTTGATCCGGCACCTTTTACATTGCCCAGCACAGCAGCAGGCAGCCCCAATTCCATTGCGTCAGAAGCAAGTTGGAGCAGTTCTTTAATCTGCAAATTAGTCAGCGGTGCAGGCCTTAACATTTGAGTTTTTTTGGCACCAACCGCTCTAAACGGAGGAACAGGAACTTTTAATTGGCGCTCAAATTGTTCCAGTGCTTCCTTGCGTTCTTGCTCAGGACTGATGGCCACAGTCTCAGGCTGCTCAAACAAATTGCCAGTCGTGTCCTGACGGCCTTCTTCGCGCGTCAATTCAAATTGAGCGGCACCAGCCTCGGATTCTTTGCGAATCTGCTCACGCTCATCGAGCTCTGCGGCTTTGGCTTTACGCTCTTCCTCTTGCGCCACCTCTTCTTTGGTGGGGCTCTCTAGCTTCAGCCGCTCTTCTTCCAAGCGTTTACGCTCTTCCAGCAGGCGAGCTTCACGCTTGTTTAACTCGGCTTCACGCTCAAGCTGGGCTTCACGTTTGTCGAGCTCGTCATTTGTAACTTCTGCTTTGCGTTGTTCAGCAGCTCCAGCCTCGCTTTTGGCGGGAGCTGTCTCAGCAGCGAGATCAGCTTCTCTTTGCTCATCGAAGGCGAGCTGGATTTCTTTGTTGATGTCATCAAGTGATAACTCCTCGTTGATAAGTTTTTCCAAATCCCAAATGCCGCGATTGACGTCTTCAATAGCGCGCTGAGTTTCGTACGTGTAATACTGGTTCTGACGCAGCTTTTCGCGGATGTATTCGGCAGACTCGGAGTTAACGTATTCGGGGCTGCCGGGCCGCATATTGTCTGGCAAGAAGTCATCCAGCAAACCGCTGTTGACCATGTTCTCCATAGATGCGCCGGGCGTACCCTTCTTGGCCACCAAAGAGATAAACGGGTTCTTGCCGATCTGGCGGGAGCGGCCACCCAGTTCGGACATTTCGCTGTCGTTCAAGCTGCCCTGCAATACCTTAATCAGACTGGTGCCGGCAGTGCGTTTGCTCAAAGCCTCGGCAGCCTGATTGGCTTCGGCCTGTTTGTCCAAAAGCTCTTGTACTTCTGGGCGCTCAGGCATAGGCTCGTTGGTCAAATCCTCTCTGGTAAAAGGCAGCTCCGCAACCGATGGGCCGCGCTTGGTTTCTGCAGCTTTGGCTGGGAACAGGCTGCGAAACAGCTCTTGAGCATCCGCCCCAGCCCATTCATTGGCGCGCTCACGCATACCTTTCATTACATCTTCAGCGCTCCACCCCTGCTGGGCAGCGTAAGAAAATGCGTTGCGCATCCGTACAAAATCAGGTGAGCCCACAAAGCCGGGGTCGTTAATTTTCCGCGCCAATAAGCCGATAGAACGGCCCAAGTCTTTTGGAGATTCTGTATCAAAGTCGTTGTGCGCTTTGATGTATTCGTCAATAGTTTCTTCATTGACGCCATTGAATGTAGATGCATCACGGTCAAGAGCTTCCGTGGCATTCTGATCCCACCATTTTTCTCGCTGACGGCGGTTCATACCTTCATACGTCGCGGCGACGTCGGGGCCAAAATGCGTTTCAATTGCAGCCATGTCCATCGCATGGTTGATTTGATCTGCGTTGTCTCGCAAAGTTTGCAGCTCTTCAAGAGATTTATTGGCGTAGTCTTCTTGTGGCTTTGCGGCCGCAGGCAACGTGGTTGTAGCTGCTGACTGCTCCAGCTCTTGCTCAAGATCAAGTACGCGCTTTTGTTCTTCGGCGCGCTCTTGAGCCAGAGTGCTTGGCTCGACGGGAGCTTGGACTTTAGGTTCTGGGGCAGGGCGCTCAATCACCGGTGCGGCCGGCGCCACCGCAGGCTTGGTTTGTTGCTCTGGCGTCAAGAAGCCACGCTCCTTGGCCATCTGTTCAGCAGTGCCGGCAATAGATGTATCCTGCTCGTACGCTTGGCGGCGCTCTGGCAAGCGAGATGAGATAGCTTGCGCGCCCTTGACAACACCAGCGCCGGCACCAGCCATTGCACCAGACTGAATCACGGTTTGACGCAACGTCTCTTCGAGCTGCTTGTACAGGTCTTCTACGCTGGGGTTTTTATTCAGGCCGACGCCGGGCAATACGTCAATGCCGTACTGAGCCAGAGTCGTTTCCAATTCAGCGGGAATCTCAGACACGATCGCTTTACCAAAGTAGCGAGCAATGTCGTTGCCGGTCACTTCAACGCCGTCTTTGGCCGCTTGGCTCATGTACTTCTTCAAGCCGCCCAAAGCCTTGGTCATACCAAAACGCTCAAAGATAACTTCGGCTGCAGCCATAGGAGCTGCACGCGCCATCGCCATCTCTGGAGACAAGCCTGCTTGTCGGCCCTCACTGTACGAACTTCCAAGCGATTGCACACCCGCTTGCACCAGCATAGGGGCGGCGGTGCCCGTGGCCATGCCAAGAAGCATGACGGGAGTTTGCACGGCCGCAGATGCCAATGCCTGTTGAGCGGCTTTCTCCACAATGCCTTCGCCCTTGGGGATGGCTTTGCCAGCCTCTTCCTGTACACGGGTGGCACCAGCAATCCGGCTTTGCATTTCCTTATCGCCAGTCAGGTCAGCATACATGCTCATTAAACCTAAACCGGTTTGCGCCGCTTGCCCCTTGGCCTCTGCGCCAACACGAGTCAGGAAGCCGGCATCTTTCATTTCTTGAGCAACGCGCTCGGCCTCGGCTTTAGCCTGTTCGCCGGCCACGTCTACGCCGATCTGCTGCAGATCAGGACGAGCACGCCCCATCAAAGCTTGTTGAGCGGCCAAGCCTTTGGCGGTCTCGGCTTCCATGCCTTGCTCCATGAACCTCTGAGTTTGCGGCTCTAAGCGCAGGTCTGTAGCTTTTTGCAAAGTAGGAGATACGCCCATATCTTGAGCGGCGTAACGCTGGGCAATGACGTTGGCGGCTTTGCCATACACATCTGGACGCTGTTTGAGCTGCTCCAGCTTGGCTGTGCGTTCAGCCTCTGGCATGGCATTTAGGTTGGCCTGCAATGCGTCAATAAACTGAGGCTTGATGCCGGGGGCGGTAGGCTGCGCAGGCATTTCCACGCCCTGCAAAACGCTCTCACGCTTTGGCTGAGCGGCTGCCATGATGGACGAGCCAAAATCTTCTCCCATTGGAGAACCAAGGGAGGGCTGTTTTTCTGGAGCCTGCACACCAATCAGGCGCTGGACGGTGCTTTGGATTACTGAGCTATCGGTTCCGTCAGGGAATTCCAGAATGCGACCATCGGCCAGTTGAGCCTGAATTGCCATGAATTACCCCTTGATTTGATTGCCTTGTGCGTCGAATTTTATAACTGTTGTGGCGGCGGCGGAAGGCGCTCCGGCTTCTTCTTGGGCAATACCAGACAAAACCGCCAAACGTTGGCGAGCAACAGCCAATTGTGCTTTGGCTTTTTCTCGCTCTTCGGGGGTTCCTGTTGGGTTGGTAATTGGATTGACTGTTTTTTCGAGGTCTCGGATTGAAACTTCCAACTGACGAGTCAAGTTCTTTGCTGCGCCAACGCCTGCCGCGCCGCTGCCAGTCATCGTGGTAAACACTTCCTGCAAACGCTTGGCCTCTGCCAATGCTTGCGGAGTGCCAATCTTTTCCAGAGCGAGGATTTTGTTGGTAACGCGCTCTGACTGGCCCGGCGCATTTGCTGCAGCCAATGTGGTCTTACCGCGCTCACGCTCCATCAGCAAGTTGTTTTCGCGGTTCAACTGACTGTCGGTCATCTGTTTGGCCAACTTCTCGGCTTCAAAGGCGTTCTTCGTCACGCTCAAGGCGGTTTCGTAGTTCACCTTGTACGCTTGGTCGTACGCGGAACGGCCCAAACCAAACAGCTTTTCTTTGTTGCCGTACAAAAGGTCGGCCTTTTTCTGGGCCAGATCAAGGCCTTGTTTGGTCAACTCAAACTGCTGAGCCTGTCGTTGAGCATTTAAATCATTCTGAGCCCGGGCAGCAGCAGATCCGGACTCCATCCATGTGCGACCTCTGGGAGTAGCAGCCACTTGGCCCAAGTACTCCAGCAAAGCGTCCATGCCTGCCTTGGGTGCTTCCAGTTGCTTCTTGCGGCTTTCATACTCAGCCATCAAGCGATCATAGCTGGACAAATCTTGAGCGCCAACGCGGGCTTCATGTTTGCGCAGCAACTCCGCTTCAGCTTGCTCTGGGTTCAGATTTAAGCCGCGAGCTTCAATGTCGCGGGCGCGTTGAATCATTTCGGCCGGCATGGTGTATGCGGGCGGCACGGTATTGGCTTTGTTGAGCGCTTCAGTAACGGCTGGATTGTAAGCGCCTTCTAAACGACGGAACTCTGCGCGAGGATCGACTACCTCATCGCCCTCTGCAAACGCAACGATGCCGCCACCGGCCATGTGCTGGCCCATGTTGGATGGCAACTGTTGGATGCCGGGGCGAGGCTGAGGCATGCCCTGAGCAATACCTTGAGGTGCGCCTTGTGGCATTCCTTGAGGCATCGCTTGCGGCGCAGGCTGCTGTACGGATTGCATCAATTGCTGGGCCACTGTTGGCGGATTGGATTGGCTCATAGCTTGCTGGCGCTGATACGCGGCTTGTTGCTGTTGAATGTCCTGCAGTGCAAGCAAGTCACGCAGATCTGGAGGCAGGCCGGGGCTGGCCTTTTGCTCCTGCTGGACTTTGGCTTGCAGTGCGCCCGGGTTACCCAAGTACGCAGAGGAAATTTGATTAACGCTGGGTTCAAACATATCTTATCCTTAACTGCCTGTGGAATAACCAAGATTCTTCAGCAACTGCGCAATCGTAGTCGCACCGCCTGCCGCACCTTGCAACGCATTGGGCTGAGCCATTGTGTAGTTGGTTGCGCTGATGGGCAAGCCGTTCAGCATGGCCTGCTGGAACTGCAGCTTGGTGTAGGGATCTTGACGCGCCGCTTCAAACTGAGCCTTGTCTGCCGCGATGCCTTCGGATTCGATGCCGCGTTGTGTAGCACCCAGACCAGCCTGTGCATTGATATTTTGCAAATTCAAACCACCGGAGGAAATGCCCAAGTTACCGAGCCCTTGCGCAGCTTGCAAGCCTGTTTGCAGACCTTGAAGCCCGTAGTTTGCACCGAACTGGCGCGAGGCTTCTCCCGCTTGCTGACCAGCCAGACCATATTGAGCAGCCAGTTGTGCAGCGGTCATGCCTTGTCCGGCACCAAACTGTTTAGATTGCTCGGCCATCTGCTGGGCTTGCAAGTTTCGAGCTTGATCTTGGTTGAATTGGCTCATGGCGTTGGTATACGCCGTGTTGTAACCCTGACCTGTAATGTTGGCCAAGTTGGTGTTTAAATTCCGGTTGCCTTCGGAGGCCATAATGGCTTGACGCCCACCGCCAAACGCGCCAGCAGATGTGGCCCGGGCTTTATCAGCTTGAGCTTGAATGTCCGCCTGACGACGCGCCTCTTCCAATTGCGGGGTTAAAGACTGCTGCAAGTACGGATTCATGTACTGTTGCGCAGCGCCGCTGTCAAAGGTTCCAGACGTAAAGTTGGTGTTCTGATAAGGCGTAGGCGCTTGGAATTGGGTGCCAAACGTGCCGGGGGTATAGCTTGAGTTCTGCGCTTGGTTACCAATTTGCGCCATGCTTTGCCCAGCGTAATCTACGCTAGAAGGAACCGCCAAGTTTGCGGCATTCTGGAACGCCAGATTTTGTAACCCTGAAGCACCCGCCGTCAGCGGGCCTGTGTAGGCTTGGTATGGCGTATTGGCCAGAGCTTGAGCTTGCCCCAGCATTTGAGTGGCGTAGGGGCCAACCCAGTTGGACAGATTCTGCTCAGTGCCGGTCACGCCAGCACTTACTGCAGCACCAGTAACATCTGTGCCAGTTGCAAAAGACTTGATGCTTCCACCTTGTGCATAGCCGACCGAGCCGCCGGGCATAAACTTGTTGGGGTTGATCTGCTTGCCCTGCTGGGTAGTACCAGTGCGGGCCTTTCGGATTTGCTCCATCATGTGTTTCAGTTTGCGTGAACCTTCGTCCATATCACCATCTCCAAGTTGTGCCACCATGCGTGGTGATACGTATGCTTCCTCATTGGCAACGAGAGCCTTCTCACGGCCTTCAATCGAGGCAGGAATAGAGTCGCTCATACCGTCACCGTGGCCGCGAATAGGCTCTGCGCCAAGTTTGTGCTCAAGAAGCTTCAGGCCAGCTTCACTGCTGCCGTTGCCAAAGTGAGATACAACGTCTGCAGGAATAACAAACCCACCGTGGTCAAGGTTGGTCAAACCACCACGCGCAAATACATAAGCGCCATGAGCTGGATCGCCAGTGTATACAGTGGGTTGTGGTGTATCGACTTGCGGAGTGCTGGGGTGCGAAGCGTTCCAACTAGCCAATGATTGCTGAAGAATGGCTTGCTCTTCCTCTGCAGATTTTCCAGCCATTGCAGCTTGCTCTTCTGGCGTACCGGCACGGCCATAAATTTGTTGGAAGTAATCAATTGGCGCAGGGTTTCCGGGGTTGTCATACGGAGATGGTGCAGTGTTTTTAATGCCGCCATCTACACCACCAGTCATTGGTGTGTTCACCTGCCCCGCCAAAGCATTCAAGCCGGCAGCGGTAGGTGCTGCTGGGGTGAAATTGCTTTTAGTGGGCGTAAGATCCGCCAAGCCACCGCCTGTATCCACAGTGTTGCTGGGGACGGTTTGTTTCTGACGCATTTGATCCGCCAGAACACCCAAGTCGGTGGGTACGTTGTTGGTGTCAGTTTGGCTCAAAACTGGATTGCCAGCCATTTGGGCTCGCAAATCACTGACTGCCCATTGTCCGTTTGACGCCGCAGACAATTGCTCAGGCGTAAACGTAGTGGTCTTTAAAAAGTTGTTCAACGCAGCTTGGCGTTCGGCGGGTGTGCCTTGAGTTTGGTTCAACTTGGCAAGCGCAGCTTGAGCGCTTTGAGTCCCGGTATCCGTAGATGCCACATTCCAAGGATGTTCAGTATCAATGATGTTGCCGTGAGATTGCAAATAAGTCTGCACTCCTTTTAAGCGCGTCGCTTCTTCGTCCTTAGTTTCATATCTTGGGCGACCTGTTTTTGGGTCATCTAACGTGTTGCTTGTTTCGTTGGCTTTGGGGGGAATAAAGTTGTGATTTGCGTCGTACAACCCGCCGCCTTCTACAAAGAATCCATCTCCGTAGCCCATATTACTCAACGCTGTACGGTAAGCCATTCGTTGGCTTGTTTCATAATCCTGTTGTTTTACGCGAGCTAATGCTTGAGCATCTGTTTCACCATATTGATGTGGAATCAATGATGGGTTTTGGACGTACTTGTACAACGGCGAATCAGGTGAAATGTGGTAAGCATCCAATTTTGCTTGTTCTGCATTTCGACGCGCAGTTTCGGTGGCTACGGCTTTGTCGTAATCAGCCTTGCTCATTGGGCCGCCGCCACCAGTTACAAAACCGCCGTCCGCTGGCGTGCTGGTTGCTGCGTTGGAAGTTGCTGGAACATTGTTGCTTGCTGCATTGGAAGCCGCAGGCACGTTGCTGGCTTGTTTCAAAACAGGATTACCAGCCATCTGAGCTGTTAAATCGGCTACGCTCCACATACCATTAGATGCTGCCGCCAATTGCGCAGGCGTGTACTTGGTTGTTTTCAAAAAGTTTTGCAGTGCGGCCTGTCTTTGCTCAGGAGTACCCGGCGTTTGGCTTAACTGTTGAAGCGCATCTTGTACGCCCTTGATGTCCGCTTTGGTTGAATAAATAGACCAAGGCGTTTGTGCGTTAAACACATTGGTGTTGCCCTGCATTTGGTCAATCAAATCTTGCACGCTCCACATTCCATTGGAAGCCGCAGCCAACTGTGCTGGAGTATCTTTTGTGGTGTGCAGGAATTGGCTTAATGCAGCTTGGCGCTGCTCAGGCGTGCCTGTTGTGTGGCTTAACTGCTCAAGCTCATCTTGAATAGCTTTGATCTGTGGATCAGAAGATGCTTTTGACCACGGATGAGCGGGGTCAATACCTGTAGCAATACCGCTGCTAGGAGGTGGATTGCTGATATTGCCGCCAGCGGGTGGTGGAGGGGGAGGCGGGTTGCCTGTAGATCCACTGACAGGCGGGGGAGGAGGCGAAGATGTGCGTGGCGCAGCAGGCGTAAATGTAAATGGAGTAGGCGCAGCAGGCGTAGGCGTATTGCCGTACGTGTGATTCCACTCGTTGTATGTGCCTTGCTCGGTCGCTTTTTTGTACAGGTCAGCGATGGGCGTAGATGTATCAGAGACGATTTTGCCATCTTTGTCTTTGTACTGAACACCCGTGCCGTAATTGATACCGCCAGAGCCGGGACGACGACCGGGAGGAGGCTCAGTCAACATAGGCTGACTGGCCGTCAATTGAGGGATACCGCCTTGGTAACCTGTGGGCTTGCTAGAGTAGCCGCCCACGCCCGCCAAGCCTGCCAAAGCGCCTGCGCCAATACCCATTTTTGCAAGGTCGGCTGGCGTTAAATTTGTTTTGAGCAGAGTGTTAAGCTTAGAAAGTAAGCCGGGGGTGTAATCGGTTGGAGGATTTGCCGCAAATAACTTTTGCACTTCCGCTGTACTAATTGGAACGATATTGCCACCGCTATCTTCATAAGTCCAATTGCCGTTTTTGTCTTGCGTGTAATTGATACCCTTAATGTTGGTTGTGTAGCCGTAATCAATGGCAGTATCGTCGCCCGTACCATCGTCGTACCAATCACCACTCCATTCGTCGAATACCAGTGCCATATCAGCTCCTCAATAATTGCAAGAGAGCGTGGATGTCACCACCGCTCGCGTAGTTGTTTGTGTCTTCCAAAGCCTTCAGGACGTCAGCTTCGGGTACGTTTTGATCTTGCGCCGAGGAAGCAGGCACTTTGTCGTCGCCAAACAATTCATGGCCGAACAACTCTTTGAACGATTTTATATGAGCAACGTCGTTCTTGTCAGCTTTTACGACGTCTGCTGGGTTCAAACCGTACCATGATGGGATGGCGGTGGCGGCTGCAGCAGCGGCGGCGGCTGCGCTAGAAGATGGCGTTTGTGTTTTAGGCGGCGTTTGAGTTTGGCTGCTTGAGGAAGGGCCAGCATTTGCGCTTTTCTCAATATCTGCGCCAGTTTTTGCTGTGCCAGTGATTGGCGTCTTGTAGTCGTAGACGGTCTTTTCCCCGGTCACAGGGTCTGTGCGCGTCCATTGACCAGTTTTGTCGTCAAACGACCAATCCTTCATGCTGGAAAGATTGCCAGAGTTATCGTTGGTCAAAGGCCCGGGGCGGCCAGTATCTATTTCCTGACCGGTAGTCGTATCAATCCAGTGGCCTGTGGTTTCGTCAATATAACCATTGACCAGATTGGTTCCGCTAGTTGTATCGTCTTTTGAAGGGGCAACGTACCCTTCTCCGCCGGGAGCAAAGTAACCGTTAATAAAATCATTGGCGTCTGGGCTGGACAACCCGGCATCTTGCAAGCCTTTGATGATGTCCGTTTTGTTTGCATCAGCAGAGTTGGCAAACTTGGTAATCGTGCTAAGGAATGCCTTGGGATTGCCGGAGATAACGGATTTGGCAAGCTGGGCATTTTTGGCCAACTCGCCGATTGTGTAGTCACCAATCTTGATGTCAGCGCCGCCGGACAAACTTGCCGCGCCTGTCAGCGCACTCATCCAATCGCCGTTTTCTGCGGCCTTGACTACATTACCGGCTTTCATCACATCACCAATGGTGAACCCTGACCCAGCAATCGGCGTGCTGAGGTTGGGCAACAATCCGCCCATAATCAAGCCACGGCCAATGTCACCGCCTGTCAACGCAGCAGTGCCCCCACCCACAATCGCACCGCCAAGTGTTGCGGAGCCAACCGCTCCTGCGCCAAGCAATGATTCACCGATTGCAGTGCCAAGACCGGGAAATGCTGCGCCCAAAGCCAAGGGGGCAATCATTTTGACAAAATCGCCGAACCCACCGGATGGGTCTGCATTTTGGTAGGTTACGTTGCCTTGCCCATCAATAATTGGTAACCAATGGTGGCCATTTTGGTAGAACTCTTTGCCTTGTCCGTACTGAAAAGTACCGTCTTCCCCATATGTGCCGGTAAATGTTTGATTGCCAATCGTAATAGGCGCTTGATATGTGGTGGTATAGACGTTTGCATTGGGGTCATTGTTTTCCCCTGAAGTGTTTTCTACAGACGTGCTTTTTTTAACTACATTACCTTTGGCATCCTTGTACTCGGTGTGGTATGTGTGCTGACCGGTTTCATTGTCCAGACCTTCGTCTACAGTAAACGGTGTCAGCTTGGACGTATCCAAGTTAGAAAACTTGGATGGTGGTTGTTTGACAGGAGTGATTGCGGTTTTTGCCATGTCAGACCTTCACTTTCAATACGTTGCCCGCAGTGGAGTCGCGGTACACATCACCCGGGCGCAACGTAGCTACAGACGCCTCGGTCGGCAAAGTCTTCAAATCAATGTTCAGCTTGGCAATGTTGATGGGCTGCACGGCGTTAACCTGTTGAAAGAACAAGTTCAAGATGTTCTGCATCTGAGCCATGAACGCTTGCTCGTATTCCCTTGGAGCAGACGTGGGCCGAGGCGGCGCGACAATGGTGAACAAGCTCATGAGTTACCTCGACGGCCATCAGATTGCAAGTCAATACGTGGTGCGCCAATTTGGAAAGTGCAGCCCACTTGGCTAGAGTCAATCCTGAACACCATCTGCCGACCGCGCACACGGATGAACACTTGCCCCGTGAACTGCTCCACAGGCACAGTAGTAATGCGTTGCACCACCGCGTTGTTATCCCCGCCCTCAGAGGCTGGGTTGCTGTAGCCCGAGCCAGAGTTGGCCAGAGGAATCAGCGTCATGGTTACTTGTGGCGTGATAGCGTCAGACGAGCCACGGAATGTCAAGTCAGGCAGGATACGGCGCACAAAACCAAAGTTGTGGCCATCATCAATGTCAAACTCAGACGAGGCAATCAGCGCAGTAATTGGCTGAGGGGTGCCCGTGGAGTTGTCGTCTACGCCAAACTCGTGGTTCACAATGTTATTGATGTACGTAGCCGCCAAAGGATAATCCCGCAGGCCAGAGTCCAGCCACGCTGTGCGGGCCATTAAGCCGTAGTACCACACGTCTTCAAAGTAGTTGTAGACAACATACTTGTCAATTGCCATCGAGTTAGCTGAACAATAGAAAAACCAGACTTCGTTAAAGCCTTCGTTGGTGCTGGCAAAGAACTGAGCCTTTTGAGCCAAGTTAATGTCGCTGTACACGTACTGGCGCAAGTCGCAACGCAAAGTTTGTGTGCGGCCATCGTATTTGTAAAACTTGTCTACGCCCATCCAATACACCGTACCCGATGCCAAGGCCGTTGCGTTTTCGCTCACAATAGAAATGTTGTCAGCCAATAATTGAGAACCCCAAACAATTGGGGGGCCTTGATACTGAAGTGAGTAAACTGATGAATCAGTCCACACCAAAATTTCCTGACGCGCCTGTAAGGCAGTAATGATTTGAGACCCATGCGACAAGAGCAAACTGCCCGCTTGGTTGGTAGCGGCTGGCGTCCACTGAGTTACTGATTCCTGATCCGACCAACGCAGCAGCATGGGGTTTTGGGTGACGCTACCGTAGTCATTACAGCCAAACGCAAACACAAACCGAGACGCATCCGATACCGCCAAGTAGTTTTGCACGATGGGTGCATCAACAATGTTGGACACATACACACCTGAGCCTGTGGACGAAGCGTTAATCAAGTTGCCCGCACTGTCCACCAATTTGTAAGTCAGGCCATTGACGTTCGAGACGTAGTATGTTGTGCCTGCGGCTACGCCAGAAGGCATGGAGCCTGTAGCGTTGAATTGCAAAGCTGTGCCGTTGGTAAACACAACCGTGCCCGTCACAACCGTAGGACTTGCGTTGGTAAACGTAGCCGTACCCCCAAGGCTTGAAATGGAAGTGGCCCGGGTTGTCAAAGAGGTTGAAGCTTGCCAGTAATAAATGCCGCCGCCGCGTGGGCCAAAGATCAAGTTCTCGCCAAAGTTATCTTGGCTCCACAGCCGGATGCTGTAGACCGATGGAGAACCAATGCCCCAAGTACCCGAGCCCCAAGTACCAGCGCCCCAACCCACTACGGGAACAGCAAACGCAGGGCCGACGTTAATTTGATAAGCCGCCACTACAGACGAGCCGCCGCCTGTAGCGTTTGACGTAGCCGCCGTAGCAGCTTGGATAGTGTAGGTAGTGGCGCTTGTTCCAATGGTGGAGATTTGATACTCGCCGCTGATGGTCAAACCGCCCACCGCAGTGGCACCGCTGAACGTAACAAAGTCGCCGTTTACCCAGCCGCCAGTAGAGTCAGTAACAGTTACGGTTTTGGACGTGTTTTGTGTAACAAACGGGTTGGCACCCAAAGTAATGGTTTGGCGCAGCGGGGTAATGTCGTTGTATGCCCCGCCGTTCTCAATGTAAAACTTCAGGTTTGTCCCGACCCCAAGCAAGTTCTGCCCGCTTAGGGTGATCCAGTTCCACAATGACCGGCATACGCCCAAAAAAGTAGAAGCGGAAATGCGTGACCAGCCACCAATTTTTTCAGGTGTGCCCTGACGGAAACGCATATTATTGGATTCATACCACCCGCCCACAGATTCCGTCGCACTGGCAACCGCGCCCAACGACTCGGATGCGTAGCGCGTGTTTTCCCGGTTGACGCCGGGCCGGAACATGATCTTTTTTAAGGGCACGGGTTACCTCATGCGGTTAAGACACTGAGGGCGGTGTTGATGTGAGCAACCCTATCGTCGAGGCCAATGATACCCCCATTGATCTTCTTTGTCATCCCTGTGTAGTCCTTAGCATCAGCTTCTTTGTTCAAGCCGCGCTTGTTCCAAAACCACCCGGCTGTCAGGGCGGCGTACTTGGGAATTGCCACAAGGTCAGGGCTGTGCAAAAAATCTACACCCAGAGCATCTCCGGCCAGTGTGTACGAGTCCTTGCCTGTCAACTGGATGCAGCCTCGGCCAATGTACAAAGCGCCGTCGCCGTCCTCATTGTTGCCCATCCGGCCCGAGTAAACCTTCTCGGCAATCTTCTCGGGGTTTCTGTGGAAAGGTTGAGCGGCTTCCAACGAAGGAAAACGACTGGGCCAGACTCGGCATAGACTTTCCGCGCTGTAGTTCAAGTTTTCGTGCAAGACTTTAAAACCGCCAGATTCGTGGTAGCACTGGCCTATGAACGCAGCCATCCGCAATGGGGTATTGATCTCGTACCGCTGGAACGTTTCGTTCAAAGGTTCCAGCCACTCTGGGTCGATCTTCAGGGCGTGCAGTTGTTCGGCGGTAATCATTGTTCAACTTTCATTTGGATGATGTTGTAGGCGTCGATACAAGCGTTGAGCTGCCTGATGGCGTTGTCTCCGTCGTCTGTGATGGCGACAAGAGCTTGAGCAAACGCTGGCTCAAGTTCGGCTCTTGCTTCTGTATTCCCGCTGGCAGGGGTGGAGCCTGCGGGGGGACATAGGGGGCTTTTGGTGGGGATTGACAAGCGCAGAGTGCCATCAGCGATAGACATGTTGCGCTTAACAATTTCAACTTTTGCATTGCTGTTTGCCTTTTCAAGTTGGGTTGATAAGTCGTTGACCTTGGATGTCATAACATGCTCGACCTCACGGGCCTCAGCATTGAGCCGCGCAATCTCAACTTGCTGTTCCGCTTCAGCCTCGGCGTAGCCTTTGTGGTGGCCCGTGAAGAATGCGCCAATGAGCGCCAACACAAAACCCAAGATGACGTACGGGTTGAACATCACTCGCCGCCTTCTTTGTCAGAAATGTGGATACCTGTAATCAAACCAATGAAACCGCCAACAATAGTTTGAAATGCAGGGCCGATGATGTCGTACACCACCTTGTTGTCTACGGTAGGGTCATAGATTCCAAGCAGAAACATGTAGATCATGGTTCCTACAACGCCCATCAAAGACAGCGCAGCGATTACGGTAACAATAGCTTTTAAGTTCATGTTTACCTCAACATGGCCCAATTGTGAAGTCGCCGGGTTGGCAACGAAGAGTGCAAGGGCCAATCACAAATCCGTCTGTACACCAGTTTGGCGTGGGCACAATGGGCGTTGAACTGACAATAGGTGGGTTGACCACAGCAATCGGGCCGATCACAGGGCCAGTGACAAACGTCACTACGGGGGCTGAAACCGGCGTAGCCTGTGTGCCACTTGGCCCCAACACAAAAGGGCTGGGCGGTGGTGTATCCGCGCTTAAACGCACCGCCATTGTTTTGGCTGTTGGAGTAGAGTCAGAACCAACACCGCAGCCGCACAGCGCAAGGCATAACAGAAGGGTTGAATGTTTCACAAGCGCTCCTTAAAAGGGAAGATAACTCAAAGCCTTGTCCATCGCCCGCTTGGCAAGTGGTTCAGGCAACACATACACAAAATCCAGAAACCACCAGATGCAAGCAACGTAACAGAACAGCTTGAACCACTTTTTAAAGCCTTCAACGATTTCCTGCATGATCGCGTATCTGGTATATACCAAATCCAACCAAAGCAAGTAATAGGGCAGCGGCAAGTAATCCCACAACCAGTTCGATAGCTTCTTTAGCCTCTTTTTTGCGTTTAGCTGCGGCATCTTTTTCCTTTTTGGCAGCTTTGGCAAACTCGGCTTCCATCGTTGCAGCGCGGGCTTTGATGCGGTTCCAGAGCTCCATGTGGTTGGGGTAGAACAGCTTGTTCTTCACGTCCTCTTCAAACTGCCTGCTGCGCTCAAGCGCCATTTCAATTTCCATCGCCTTGCCCAGCGCGGAACCTTTGAACGTGCCGTTCTTGGACTCGACCACCACCTGAAGGGCATTGGCCTTGGCGTCAAAATATCGGCCCAAGAAAGGGCCAAGGGACTCCACGTTTTGCGCGGTGTTCGCCGCTTTCTTCACAAGATTGACGGCAGAGTTGATGGCGTCAAGTGCTTCAGATGGGTCGATCGGGATCATACTCACTCCAATTTGGGGCAGACTTCAACCCAACAGGACGGTCTGCCAGCGCCCCCTTTACCCCGGAGTTACGGGTTGGGTTGTTCAGGTTCCTCTGAAGGTGCAGGAATTTGAGGGATTGTCTGCGCCCGGATGGCTTGCACCAAGTCAGCAACTTGCTCATAAGGCGCTTTGGCCAGAGCAGACAAAATCATATTCACTGCGCCCAAAGGCAGCTTCAATTCAATAGACGTGTTCAGTTCTTCACTCATATAAAGTTCTCCAGTACCGCTGAGAAGGGGCAGCGGCGTGACCCCGTATTATTTTAAGCCCAAGGCAGTGCAGGCGACACCACTGGAGGATTGATCTG